TCCTTCTGTTGTTACAGACGGCACTTTAGATTTAGACACTGCCAACAACTTCAAATACACACCCGGCGCGGCTGACACTCTTGAATTCTCCAACGAAACCGCTGGACAGGCAGGGTTCATCACACTGATAAATCCCTCCGCTTACACGATCTCCCTTGGGAGTGAAGTTAAGAAAGGCGCATCGTGGGATGTGTCTACTGCGGGAACCTATTTAGTTTCTTACTACAGTGACGGAACCTCAGTTTATGTTTCGGCAAGCGAAGCCCTCAGTTAAATGCCCGTACTCCAAACAGGACTAGCCAAGTCTGCGGCAGAAGACTACACGATTGATAACTCGTTGCGGTTTAATGTTGACGATGATTCCTATTTAGGAAAAACATTTGCCGCCGCTGGAAATCAGAAAACTTGGACGTTTAGTTGTTGGTATAAACAGGGTACTCCGGGGAATACTTGCTACCATTTAGCGCAAGCGGCATCTACTGAAAACTATGCCCAATTTTATATAGATTCTACTGACCAGATTCGATTAATTAATAAACCCCAATCTGGTACTGGTGGAAATACAGTTTTATTTTCTACGCCTGTTTTTCGTGATCCGGGTGCTTGGTATCATTTAGTTTGTAAATATGACACTACACCTTCTACTCCCGGAGCAAACGATGTTGCTATGTTTGTAAATGGGGAGAAGGTGACCGATTTAGGTACGGCGGATTACCCAGATCAAAATGATGAAGGTTATATGAATGGCACGGAGCAAATGACACTTGGGTTTAATATACGAGAAGACGGAGAGTTTGATGGGTATATGGCTGAGGTGTATTTTATAGACGGGCAAGCATTAGACGCAGACTCCTTTGGTGAAACAGATGCCGCTACTAACCAATGGAAACCACTAGACAGCGATGATGTAAAAGATGCTGTTACATTCGGCACTAACGGGTTCTACCAGAAATACGCGGCCACGGAACTGGCGAATAGTTTTACGGATAGTAGTGCAGTCAATTGGACAGCACCCGCTGGAATAACATCTGTTGATTACCTAGTTGTAGGTGGTGGTGGTAGTGGTGCCTCTGAACATGGCGGTTCTGGCGTAGGCGGTGGTGGCGCAGGCGGCATGTTGACGGGAACATTAGCCGTAGTTCCCGGCACAACTTATACAGTAACTGTTGGTGCTGGTGGTGCATCAGCGAAATCAACAGGTTCCGGCACTGGTAAGGGAATTGATGGTGCTGATTCTGTGTTTGCTTCGATCACCGCAACTGGTGGAGGTGGTGGAGGCTGTGACAGTGGAGATACAAATGTAGATGGTGGGTCAGGTGGTGGCGGTGGTAATGGCGGAAGTGGTGGTTCAGGTGTAGTGGGTCAAGGTAATGATGGCGGTGATGCAGGCGCTGGGCAAGGCGGAGGAGGCGGTGGTGGCGCTGGAGCCGTTGGTGGTAATCAGTCTGGTGGGGTTGGTGGCAGTGGTGGATCAGGTACAGCCTCAAGCATTACTGGTGCTTCCGTAACCTACGCTGGAGGCGGTGGGGCATCTGGTGGTTCTGGAAGTGATGGTAGTGGTGGCTCTGGCGGAGGTGGTGCTGGTAATAAGAGTGGTAATGGTGTTTCTGGAACCGATGGATTAGGTGGAGGTGGTGGCGGCACTAGGGCGGCTTATTATTCTGGTGCTGGTGGTTCCGGTATTGTAGTTCTCGATGACGGCACAACAGTTACCTCATTCACATCCACTCATTCTGCTCACACCATAACCGCTAACGGTGATGTAGCCAACTCAAGAGCGCAGAGTAAGGTTGGTGACAGTTCTATTAAGTTTGATGGTACTGGGGATTATTTGAGCATCCCAACATCTACTGATTGGGATTTTACCGCGAGTTCAGATTTTACTGTTGAGTTCTGGATGTATATTGGAGGTAATCAAGTTGATTATGCCGCCATGTTAAACAGAGGTGATACAAGTTCTCCTTGGAATGGTTGGACTATACAGTTTTTACCTTCTGCGGAAACCATACGCATGGCAAACAATGCAGATGGATCGGGCGGTGTTACTTCAAGTGGGGCCGTGGCGCAAGATGCTTGGCATCATTATGCCTTTGTACATGATGACTCTGCTGACACATTAAAACTTTACATTGATGGGACAGAAGATGCTAGTGAAACGGCGTCAACTGCTATTGCTTGGACTAATACAGCATTCCCGTTAGCCATAGGAAATCAACCCGGATTTTCCAGAGAGTTAGACGGCTACCTAGACGAGATAAGAATCTCCGACACAGCGAGGTACACAAGTTCATTCACTCCATCAACCACAGAATTCACCGCTGACTCAAATACTAAACTCCTGATCCACTCAGACTGGGATGGTGGACTAGGAGCAGACAGTTCTGGGAATGAAAACGATTTCGCTGTAACCAATCTGGTTGCTACAGATCAGATGGTTGATAGTCCCACGAATAACTGGTGTACGATGAATCCGTTGGATACGAATAAAGTTAATGCTTGGAATACTGCTCCAACATTTTCTGAAGGAAATTTAAAAACCGTGACCGCTGGGTCTAATTCATCTCAATGTTGCGGAACTATGGCAATGCAATCTGGTGGGAAATGGGGTTTTAAGTATACACATACAGATGGCAACACAGACCCACAAGGGGAGATGATAGGGATTGTAAAGGCAGAAGGTTACGCCCAAACGACCTATCTACATAATCAGGATATGGCATGGTTTTATTATGCTGCTGATGGCAATGCATACCATGACAGTAGTGGGAGTTCTTTTGGCTCTGCATTAGAGATAGATGATTATTTAGAGTTTTTATTAGACACCGTTGGTGGAACATTAAAAGTAAAGCGAAATGGATCGTTGATTGGGACAAATATGTTCTCTAGTTTAGATAACACTGATTATCTTGTTGCTTTTGATGGCGACAGCACTTCAGGAATGGGTGGTGTATTCGATTTTGGGCAGAGTGGTTATGAGCCGTCAGATTCTGATTACAAAACTATATGCTCCTCAAATTTAGCGTCACCTGAGATTGCTTTACCTACGGATCACTTTAATACTTTGCTATATACCGGCACAGGTGGAAGTGGTCAATCCTTAACTGGTGTTGGTTTCCAGCCAGACATGATGTTTTTAAAGAGGCGGGATGCTGGGTCTACGGGTTGGGGTGCAATGGACGTTGTGCGTGGAGCAGAGGCTAGTTCTTCTCTCTCAAAACTAACACCTAATGCGGCCACAGCGGAAGAATCATCTGGGGATACCTATGACGTTATCAGTTTTGACAGTGATGGGTTTACAGTAGGTGAGGGCTATAACCTAAATGTAAATGTATCCAGTGGAACTTACGCCACATGGAACTGGAAAGCAGGAGGCGCTGCTGTATCCAATACTGATGGAACTATAACGTCATCTGTTAGTGCGAATCCTACGGCTGGATTTTCTATAGCATCCTACACTGGAACTGGATCAGCGGCTACGATTGGGCATGGGTTAAGTTCCGCGCCTGAGTTAATTATTGTAAAGAACAGAGATGAGGCCGATGCTTGGCAGGTAGGGTCATCAAAAGGAATAGATTTTACAGATTATCTTGTACTGGACACTAATGCTGCCGCAGTTGACAACGTTGACAGATGGAATGATACAGCCCCGAGTGCTTCAGTATTTACTATAGGAGATGGCGTAGAGGTAAATACGAATACCGAAGATTACATAGCCTACTGTTTCCATTCAATCGAAGGATACTCAAAGGTAGGATCGTATGAAGGGAATGGGGTTGTAGATGGAACATTTATTTATACCGGTATGAAACCCTCCTACCTTTTGATTAAAAGAACAGATGCCTCATTTCAATGGTATGTATGGGATGATAAAAGAGATACCATTAATCCAAATGATATAGTTTTGTATCCAAGTTTATCTGACGCTGAAGATGACAGCACTGATTACTCAATAGATTTTCTATCAAATGGATTTAAGATTAGAAACGCATCCAATTTGGATAATAATTCTTCTGGAACCTACATCTACTTGGCCATTGCCGAATCACCATTCAAAACATCTAACGCGAGGTAATTATGTGGTACTCAGAAACATTTGGAACAATTAAAACGCCTCGCGGCATAACCGTGAATGGCATACAACATCCTGCAAGCATCTTCCGTAAATGGACTAAGCCGGAATTGATGGCAATAGGTATTGCACCAGCAAGGGTAGACGTACCTGACAGTCGTTATTGGAACACTGGCAGAGAGTCCTACACCTTCACTGACGGTGAGTGGGTGATCTCCTACGACACGACAGAGAAAGACGTAGAGCAACTCAAGACACAATTGATTTCTAAGATCAGCGCACACGTTGGCTCACTCCTGTCCTCTTCAGATTGGAGAGTGATAAGGGAGGCAGACGGCGGATCGGCTATGACTGACGAGTGGAGAACTTACCGCAATGAGGTACGCGCTCACGGTAATTCATTAGAGTCTGGAGTAGAGGCATTTGCATCAGTCGATGCAGTGCGGAACTTCCAGAACCATCCGATACAGGAAGAACGATACCTGTCCACCTACGATGATGAAGGTGTGGAAACGATTGGCCCGGAAACCGAAACATATGACAGGACTGTGGATAAAACTAATTGGGGTTGGCCTACCGCTCCTGATGCAGAAGTAGATAAATACCACGTTAGGTACGTTTAATGGCTTTAATTGCTGTAGACAATGTTGGGGAGGTTGGGATTGTCAAGGATATTAATGCTTGGCAGTTGCCCCCCAATGTTTGGTCAGATGGTAATAATATCAGGTCTGAACACGGTGCTATTGTAAAGACTCCGGGGTATGCGGAGGTTATGGCTACCTGCCCAGTCGCGCCATACCATATAATTCAATTAAAATCTGGAGCCAATTCTTATTGGATTATTGCTGGCCTTGCCGCTATCCATGTTCATAACGGAACAACTTGGAGCGACATCACTCGTTCCTCTGGCGCGTACAATGCGACAGCCGCCGAGGGTTGGTCATCTACCGTGTTGGGTGGAGTTCTTATTATGGCTAACGGTTTTGATGACCCGCAGTTTTGGGCCTTAACCAACGGTGTGCCGTCTACCTCAACCTTGATGGCGGATTTGACTAACTGGCCTGCGGATAAGGAATGCACTTCGTTAAGAGCGTTTAAATCCTTCCTGATCGCCCTTAACATAAACGATTCATCCACTACCCCCGACACTCCTTTTACCAGAGTTGTCAAGTGGTCTACAGAGGCTGGTATACAGACTGTTCCTAGTTCATGGGATGAAACTTCAGCCGTAACTGATGCTGGCGAATACTCCTTAGAGGACACAAAAGGAAGAATTTTAGACGGCCTACCTCTTGGCGATTCGTTTATGATTTATAAAGAGGATTCTGTATACATAATGAGTTATGTAGGAACCCCGTTTATATTTTCGTTTAAGCAGTTATCCCCCTCTGTTGGCGCTCTGGCTAAAAACTGCGTGGCTGAGTTTGATGGTGGTCACTTCATACTTGGTAATGGGGATGTTTATATAAATGATGGTCAACGGATACAGTCAATACTCCCCCATAAAATAAAAGACTACCTCTTTGATAATATAGATGGTTCTAATTTTAATCGTTCTTTTGTAGTTGCAGACTACGGCAACACAGAGATGTGGGCTTGCTTTCCAACGCCAGAGAGTGCCACCAACCAATGCAATAAGGCTATTGTTTGGAACTGGACTAACAAAGCGTTTACTATTAGAGATTTACCCAATCTAGCGCATATCGGTTACGGTACGGAAAATGACCCGAACTCATTTACAACATGGGCGGCGGCGGTTCCAACTTGGAGTAGTGCGTTAGGCACTTGGACTACAACATGGTCACAGTCTGAGAATGTGCTAGTCATGGCATCCCCCACAGATACGAAACTATATAGGAATGCCTCTGGCAACCGTGAAGAT